CTAGATAGTAGTTTGTTTCTCAAAACCGCAATCGCATTTAAAGCTTTTTACCGTTACTTTTCTGCCACTTGCTTTATCGATAAATGTTTTTTGAGATACCGCCGTTAATTCTTTCAAGATACCTTTCGTGCGTTTACACCGAGTACATAACATTCTTAACGCCTCCCGTTTTTATTGAATATTAATCTTCAATCAATTCCACTTCACACTTTTTACACATAACCACGATTCCCGGCTTAGACGCCCTCAGTTTAATTCCGCAAAGCGGACACTCCAACTTATAACTGTTCGCTTTCTTCTTGACCGTTGGCGGGACGGCCCGGGCGATTTGGAAGGCTGATTCGTTGATGTTCCAGGTCCGGATTAGCTCGATTGTCTCCGTGGTCAACGATGCGAAGGACCAACCATATTTCTTGTCTGCCGTCTCGTTCTTAAAGTACATCCCGAACCGCTCCGCCGCTTCCTTGAACTTCTTATTGTGGAAGGTTCCGCCTCTGGAGCAGTCCCGCACTCCGACCATCACGTTGTACAAGTGGATCATCTCATGAAGCAAGGTTTGCATGATATCCACTGGATCCCGGTCCAAATGTTCGGCGGTGAGGTTGATTTCGTACTTTTTGATCGTTTCGTCTTCGGAACGCCAGAATTCCACGGTGCTGCACCATCCATAGGCTTGGCGCTTCCCTTTGGTTTGGATGGTAATGGCCGGTTCCGGAAGCTTGCTTTCGAAGAAGTGGACGTTGAAGAGAGAAAAGCACCGGTACAGTTCAGCTTCTGCGATTTGGATTGACATTCTCACCACATCCCATAATAAAGTATTGATTCTGTTCGTTTATTGAAGATTAATATTCAATCTTTACGTATCTGATTATATCTCTGTATATAATCAGTGTCAATGGGATATTGAATGATTTTTGGTGATATGATAAGATATGTTTTAATAGAGGTGATAAAATGCTGACCAAGCAGGAATTATGTGAATGGTTGAAAATTAGCCTTCCCACAGTGGACAGGCTCATGAAGCAGGGTATGCCCCATTTGAAGATAGGTAAGGCGGTGCGGTTTGAGCAGGAGGACGTTAAGAAGTGGCTTGAGGAACAACAGGGAAAGGAAAAGAAGACTGAGGAATGATTAAACTTGAGCGGTAATACCGAAAAAAGCCTCTATTAATAATGGCAAAAAATAAAAGCCCCCATTTCCGAAGAAATGAGGGCTTTTGCAATACAGAGATTTTAGGGAGATTATTTGACTATCCATCATATGATGTCAAAATCGAAATTCAACTCCGACCATCGCCCTTAGGTCATCCTGCCCATCCCGCCTTTCCCACTCCGCCCGCACCGGCACGGCCAGACTGATCCGTTTCCACGTCTGCTGCCAAACGTCATATTGACCATACGCCACCCTTTTAAAATCTCCATGCGTATCTATCCCCGCCATGGCCCCCACCCGCCAGCATTTAGGATCCGGCTTCGGTACGTCAACCGCCAAGATGAAATCATTGTCGAAAGTTGTATCGGCCCTGATCTTGTTTTCACCAACCGTAACCGTCGTCGTCCCGGCTATCTCATGCGTACCTTCGCCCAGCGCCGCCCCGGTCCGGGCGTCAGTATACCGGGCATGCACCTCACCCGTGACCGGGATGTCCACTCGCAGAGCGCTGGGAGGGTGTTCCGGCTCCGTCACTGCCTGCCGGGGTTCGGTTGTACCATCGGTGCCCTGAGCGGGAACGGCCGCCGCAGACTGTTTGCTTCGCGCGTCCTGCCGGCTGCGGGGAGTGATTGCAGCCTCTCCCGATACTTTGCCTTGGCTCTCAATTTTGATGGCGGCAGTGGCTTTCTGGACTTGCTTCGCGGTAGGGTTTTCGGTGATGGTGGCGGGTATGATCTTATCCCGTGGCCGCATCACAAAATAAGTAGAGACGGCCCCAGCGGCCGCCCCCAGCACTAAAACGATGGATGCAATGATCAGATACTTTTTCAAGCGATCGGCCTCCTATAGTTTTTCCATTTTCTCTTTGAGCGCTATTTTCGCCTTTTCACGCCAAGCTACCCAATTTCGAGCGACATAGATTCCGCCGGCAAAACCGGCCGCGATTCCGAGCACCGCCGTGATGACAATCGTTTTAAACATCGTTCGTTCCTCCTTTCTTCAATTTTTTAAACCGCCGCCGCCCACGCTTGCTGCAGATCGGCGTAAAACTTGTGTGGGTCAAAAAGATCTCTGCCCGGTACCGTTTTCCCCGCGGCATAAGCGGCCCACGAAAATGGGTCATAGGGCCGCCGACCCGGATCATACTTGGAATGGCTCTGGATACATCGGCTGGTCGGCTGAAAGCCGCGCCGCCGACAGATATCGATGACCAGGGCCAGCGTGTTCCGGTAGATCGCCTCATTCAGCGGCTCGCATGCCTCAATACCAATCCCGTCGAAATTAGCGCCCCGGCAATGGTGCGCCCTCTCGTTCTCCGGGATGCAGCGGATGATCGCCGTCCCGTCGACGATATAATGGGCCGAAGCATAGATCTTGCCCGCCTTGGGCGGATGGTTCAGGCTCTCGAAATAGTTCCGGTTCTGCAGCGCCGTGGTCCCCGGATTGCCGGTGCGGTGGATGATGATCCGCTTCGGCACGATGATGTCTCCCGGGCGATTAGGGCCGCGGCTGAGGAGCTTTTCTTGGATGGGTATCATAGTCATGCATCTCCTTCCGGAATGTTTGATTTGGGCTTCCTTTGCCCCTTTTCAGGTGGCGGTCCAAAATAGCCGCCGACCATCGCAGTGTTTTGAATATCGTCGAGCTGTCCCCGGATCGTCTTCATGATCTGGTTAATCAACGGCGCGGGCCAGCCCTTCAAAATGCAGATTTTTTGGATGTTCTCCAAGATCGAGTAGCTCTCGGTCAAAATAATGAAAGCCTCAATGATGGTCTGAATGACAATGGTCAGCTCAGTCTGGCTGCAAAAGTTTCCCAAAATCAACAGGAGCAAATAGATCCCTAATTTCACCAGGCCATGATAGAGGCGGCGGCTCTCCGGCACGATCGCCGGATTAGCCCGGGCGTGATAGAACCCGGTCGCGAAATCCGCCAGCCACAACAGGATCACCGTGCCATAGACCGGCCGGAAGACCGGCCCAAAGAGCATCTTCAGCAGCCACAAGCCGATGCCGGCCGTGATCTTAACCAGCGGAAATTCCCCCAGTCGTCGCATGAAATGCACAAACGTTTGATAATCTTCCATTCCTTTTCCCCTTTCGTTTGATTTCAGCAAATAAAAAACCCGGTCACCAATTTCGTAACTGGGAACTCTCCGAGCCGCCGCAGAAAATGAAAAAAGACCTGCTGGTCTTCCATCCCCTCATCCCTTTCCTGATTAATATCCAACAGCGCGATAATAAACGCATGTACCGTTATTGTTAGAATCTAGAAGAAACCCTGTTTTAGATAGCGATTTTACCTGAGATAATGTAGGGACATTACCATCATATTGAGTTATATATACCGCATCACATTCGGTCGGAAACGGGATCGGAAATGTAAATTGTGTCCCGGTCCAGTGTGTTGTACCCCATTGCTCAATATAACCATCACTCCATTTGGTATGTCCAGTTACACCAAGTACACGCTCCGTGATATAAATACCAGTTTGCGGAGCACTCAGCACTCCACCGCCATCAATGCTCAATCCCGATCCAACCTTGACCCCGCCAAGTGCTGCAGCGGTTGCAATCGGAAGATTCGCTGCCGGTACTTTTCCGCCGCTGTCCAGCTTGAGAACGTTGTTTGCCTCGGTCCCCGGTGCAGCTCCGCCCACCGTCGCCGCGTTCCCGCCATTGGCCGCCGCCGTCACCGTGATGTTGGCGCTGCCGTCGAAAGCGACGCCATTGATCGTCCGGGCAGTCGCTAGCTTCGTGGCTGTGGCCGCATTGCCACTGCAAGCCGCCGAAGTCCCGCCATTGGCCGGAAGGCTAGTCGGAGTGCCCGTAATGTTCGCATAGGCAATTTTTGGCCCCTGGCCCGCTGTCCCGTTGTGAGAGTGGCCGGATACACCAAGTGAATTATTAACAGTCTCCAAGGTTATCGCGGGAAGCGTATACCAATTCGCCTTACCTGTAATCGACTTAATCATATAACCAATTTTACTGAGCAGGTTCGTAATTGTACCGGCCCCTGATGCAGCCACAACCGTATCAGTAATCGTTCGATTGCCAATCGCCGTATCATCAGCCGCCCCAGCGTCAAGTCCGGCAGCGGTGATTTTTGGTCCTTGCCCTGCGGTGCCATTGTGGCTATGTCCGGATGCTCCCAGCTTGGCATCCAGAATATCCATATTGGCGTTCAAATCATCAATATTAACAACATCCGTTCCTTCCGGCTTATTTAAATTCAAATTCGGTGTCTGTTGCATTGTTTACCCTCCGTATGTTCGTATTTGGCCCCATGTCCGAGTTTTTGCTTCATTCCATATTAAAGGTTTGAGCATATTCCAAACCGTATAAGTGTAGCTGATTTCATAACCAAGGTGAGCGGGTTTGATATCATCCAACATCGCCAAAAATCCCGCCATATTCGGCGGGATTCCTAAAACTCCTACAAACTTAACTTCAAACCGGTATTCTTCCGGATGTTCAATTACATCCACTTCACCCCCAGAAAAGGCTTCGGCCACATTTTTGATTCGTTCCATGGTTGATGTCCCTGAACCTCGTAGTTTAGCCAGAATAATCTCTCTGCGCCGTATATAAGGCTGACTGCGATCTGTTGCTATTCCTAATTGATGTTCCCAAAAATCCAGGCCCCAGGTGCCTGTACGGATGAAAAACTGCTCCAATAAATTTGGTAAAGCATAATACCTGAGCGCTCCTACCTCTTGGGCAATAGTCCCTTGTAAGGCTCTCATTTCCCGCGATTCTTGATAATATTGCGGCAAATAACGCATTAGGTCCGGTATCGGATATTCCGGCTGTTCCGCATCCGCGCTCAGGTCACCATAGATATAAGCAGCGTATAATTGCTTTCCATATGCCAACCGTTATACCCCCTTCAACTGGTTCCAAGTCAGCGCAGACGGCAAAGGGTTTGCGGCAATGGCCTGCTTGACGCGGAGCGGAGTCATATACTTAGCATTACTTGTACCAGCTTCCGCTTCGGCCTGAGTGGCAATGTCCATGGCCGGAGCATGAACAGTTTGACTATGGTCATAAGCTATTTTCCCCCGGTCGCCCCGGTAGGCGGTTGTGGATGTTTCCCCCAGAGCAAGGGATGACTTAGCCGCCCAGGTAGCTTTTTCGGCATCGGTAACAAGGCGGTTATTGGCATCCTGGGTTATAACCGCAGCCGGGATTTTAGCGTTAGCATCCAAGCGCAAAACTTTGTTGGCCGTAGCGGATGTAACCACTTCCGACGCATTTAACTTTTGACCAATCAACGCGGTCATTGTGGCCGCGAAATTCGGATCATTACCCAGGGCATTGGATAGTTCATACAGTGTATCCAGCATTTCCGGCGCGCCATTCACCACGGCGGCAATGCTCTGATCAGCGTACTCGACAAGTAATGTCCGTAGTGCTTGCAAGCGGTTCGCCACATCATGGGCGTCCGTCACATTTGCGGCGTGGGTATTAAGATTATTCTGCACAGCATTAGCTTTTGATGTGGCATCACTAGCTGCCGCGCTAATTGCCGCTGTTTTGGCCGCATCCGCTTTTGCCTGCGCTCCGGCGGGGGTTTCCGCGCCAATCTGCGTCACGGTAACATTGTGGGGGTTGTCGGTCTTAGAAACATGGCCATATGCGATATTCCAATTGGTCTTTTCCGCATCAGTAGAAAACCGGTTATTAGCATCCTGAACGATAATTGATGGGGGATGAGTAGCCGGATGAATATATTTATTCGCTCCCGCTTCAATCCCCGCCAGCTTTGTTTTCTCCGCCGTGCTGTAATCATTGGTAGATAGTCCTTTGCCGGGAATCTTGTCAACTTTGCCATCTTCGACCGTGGTCAACCTGTCCCCTAAATGCTCGACCGCCGCATCGTTAGCGGCTTTGTACCTCTCTATTTCTCCCTGCGTGGCTGTGATGGATTCCTGCAATACATTCACGTCATCGGCTTCCACCGTATCGCCCTGGGTTTCGTAAGTCACATAAACCATCGGAGAACCGGCAAATACCTTAATATGCCGCCGCCAGGGCGTTTCCGAGGGCACAGAGATGATGTAATTGATGATCTCTTCTCCAGTCAATTTCGGCCCGGTATATACCCGGATGCTGGTATTGGTGATGTTGTCATGCGCCAGCAGTCCCTCATACTTTCCATTTGCAATCGGCAATGTCTCTTCCACCACATAAATACTGCCGTCCGTTTTTTTGTTAAGCTTGGCCGGGAATTGGTCAATTTGTTCTGGGTAGGACATAGGTTATACCTCCAAATCAATGTTGCCCAACACCGGGATCTCCTCACCGGCCAGGGTGATATTCGCGGCAACACCATTCAATCTAAGATCGGAGTAATCATCCACGCCGGATATAGCCAACAGCAATGTACCAATTTTGGCGTAACTAACATAGCTGATGGAAAAAGCAATCTCCCTCAAATATCCGTCAACCGCCGTCAAAAAAGCATCATACACTGCTTGCAAAGCATATCCGGGAGCAAGAACAACTTTCGCCGCCACATTAACAGTCTTGCCGGCCGCGGATACCACCGTCACCGTCGCGCCAATAGGCCGAACGGTCTCAATGTACTCGGCCACGGTCGCCACTAAGGCAGATGAAGCCGGTTGCATGCCCGAGTCGGCGATAGCCACTTTGACAGTGCCGTTGCCGTTCCAAAGCGGGAATACTTTTGCATCGCCGACCCCGGCCACTTCCCGCGCCCACTGTTTATAGTGGTATACGTTGCCGGAGGTGATCGGCTGCCGAACCCGGAAATGATAGCGTTCCAATAAGGAAGTATCTGTTTCCTCATCTTCGCCGGGAGTCAAAATATCGGCCAATTCAGCCTTGACCAAGCCATCGATATAATCAATCGGGATTAATGGTCCAAAAGGTATATTCCCGGCCTCCCCCGCCGTTTCACATTGCAGCCTAAACTGTCCGGTGCTAACTTTTTCGACCGTTACATAGTTCAGATTATCAATTGTAAATCTGGTACCAATGAGAACATCCATCGGTACATCGTTTTGGGCATAAAAAAACGCCTTGCGTAAGGCGTAGGTGGCGGCGATTCGTTCAATCCCCATTTCCCCGGCTCGCATCTCCAGATAATCCCCGCTTGACGTATCAGCGAAAGCCAGTTTTAACATAGTATCCAATTCAATGTACATTAACTGCAATTCCATCGCGGCTGGAGCTAGGGCATCATAAATGATGCTTCCTTCTCGTTTGTCAATAGTATCTGGCACCCTAGCCAGCATTCTTTGCAAAATGGCTTCATAGGTTATATCTTCATACATTTTATTGAATTTTTACCCCCTTTTCCGCTTCGAAATTTCCGGCCAACGTATGCACGGTAAAAGTTGCCGAAACTTCCCCGCGTTTATGACTAAAGCTAAAATCGGTCACATCCTCGATCCGGTCGTCCCAGGTCAGGGACTCAGTAATGCGACGTTTCAACTCCGGATAAACGTAAGGGAGAGGCATTCCAAATAAGTCCTGTAGTTCAATGCCATAATTCCAGCTATAAATTAAATACTGGTATCTCTCGGTATTGAGAATTTTGTAAGCCGCTTGTTTAATAGCTTCCAAATCATCTGTAGTCTTAACAATCGTTTCGTCCTCAAAATTCATTTTGTAAGTTAGGGACGGCTGGCTTACCACTTCAAAATCGACGGTCAAATCATCATTTACTGTCGGTGTCATTGCCATTCACCTTCTATAATGGGATCAAATACTCGGTCAAGCACAATATACTTTTGCCCGCCCTGCACTCTAAGAAGAATCACCTTTTCGCCGACCTTCAGCCCGTTATGGATTAAAAACCTTTTACGTCCGGAATAGTCGTGGTTATGGCTGGCAAACGCTGCATCGCCGCTGCCGCCTCCACGGTTCTCGGTAACATGGCTGACGGTCATATCAATGTAATGGTCCGTTACAGCCTTAGTCAAGACGAAAAACTCTTCCGGAAGGGTCAGCTTTTGCTCAATCCGAATTTCAAGAGGATTGACCTTCATCACTTCGCCATAGGTAATGGTGGCCGGTTTGCTTGCTTCAACCGTTTCCGCCACGATTCGCTTAATCACCTCAACCAGATTGCTCATGTAAACTCACCGCCCCGTAAATCAAGGTTCATTGTATGTTCCTTATTCAGAAAAACATGCTTTGCTCGCTCAACCAGCATATAATTTTGTACCTTGATGTCACCCAAATCAAGCTGAACTCCAATGCTCGTTCCGGCTCTTACCCGTATATCGCCGAAAGCGTCATCAATACTCAGGCTACGGGTTTTCTTGTTATACAGCCCTAGGAGCGCGTCGGCCTTGGCTTTTCCGTTAGTCTTTTCGCCAATACTGTCACAATATTGCAACACGCCCCACCGAGCAATATTAGCGCTGTCCAAGACTTTATAAACATCTCGCTTGCCGGTATCCTTATTGTCATAATAAAGCTTAATCTGGTTGTATGTTGCGCTGTCGATGCTGGACACATAGTTGTAATTCTCGGCAGTATCGGCATCGATTAACAGATCAAGCTTTAAACTTTCCACGTCTTTTAAGGTAAGCTTGCCAAAATCATCGTAGAGCACGTACAGTTTCTTTTTGTTTTGTAGCGTTAGGTCTAGCGCCGTTTGGATAATATCAAAGAGGGTTGAATTGTCCTCAACCCTCCTTTGAATGACATATTTAGTATCCTCGATTTCACCAACCTGCAATTTATAATCAGTGGTTATGGCTTTGATAAGCTCCGCCGCCGTCATAGCTTTGGGATAAATATAGCAGTCTTTGTTTTTCAAGTACCGCAGTTGGTCATAGGCGGTAACCGCAATCAAGCCGTCCTTGTCCCGCTTTTTGGTAAATACGAAACCATAAAACACGTTGGACCCGTTGACGGACATTCGGACGGCATTACCTTCCGTAAAATCAAGAATATTATCGTTCAAAACCTTGAATGTCAATTTGCCGGGAGCGCCTTTTCTTTCGGTTTCCCACCGGATCCCTTCGAGAGTGAGCGGCTCCTGTAGCTTATTGCCGTTCTGAATTAAAATTTGGATATCACTTAACAAACATAATCACCTGCCCAACCTGCAAGGCATTGGGATTCGTAATGCCATTTGATTTGGCGACTGCCGGCCAGCGCGAACCGTCCCCCAGTTCTTTTTTGCAGATTTCGTACAACGTTTCACCGGCTTTTACGATATGTTTTACCGCAACTCGCTTGCCAATGTGACGCTGTTGATCAACGCTGGCCGTTGTAGTCCCGTCTTCATTCTTTTTCGTGTTTAAGACCTTGGTTGCATAGTGCCTGTATTGTTTCAGCCGGATGGAAACCATTACGTCAAAACCATTCCTTGCGTCTTCGACAATATCATAGTCTTCTAAGGTCACTGTCAAATTGGTATCGAATAAAAACTCATGCTTAGGTGTCATTCTAGACACAATGAATTGGAATGGAGCAAGGGCAGTTTTAAGCTGCTTAAACACATCAAGGAAATATTCCGCTTTCTGAAATCCTTCAAAATATGTGGCGAACGGATAGGGGACATTGGGAAGTAATGCCTCAAAGCTAACTTCTGATAATCCAGGCGTCTTTAATATATTGACTTCGCCATCATTAATTAAATCGACGGTCTTATTTTTATTATTGATTTTCATCTGAAGTTTGGCGGGAGCGACGGGTAATTGAATTTTATCCATAAAAAAGTAATAGCTCATTCATGGACCCCCTCTGCCGCAATCTGCATTGATTCTTCCAGTTTGGTTTCAAGGTGGGTGACAATTCCGTCCAAATCCATTTCATGATTAATCGTATTGTAATTCGTCATGTCCACCTTGATTTCAGCCGTCGTAAACCGGTTAATGACTTCCTGCTCGGCAATATCTCGAAGATATTTCAGATCCTCTTCGGAAACATCAAGGCTGTCCTTCATTTTGCCGGTATTGGCAGCTGTAGCCGCGATGTTAGCAGCTGTATTATCATCTATTCCATTCACGGCGTTCTGAATGCCAAGACCGCCCAGATTGAACTTGTTTGCTATGTCATTGCCGTGGTTATACCCAGATTTCCAAGCATCGCGATAATTAATCCGGTTAAGATGCATCGATGTTGGGTCAACCCGCTGAACTTTTATCGCCGCCTCGCCAAATTGTGATGTTACTGCATTATTTAAGGCGTTGCGCCATCCCTGTACGGCATTAGCCATTTTAGATCCCGTGATCGTATCAATGGCCCCCGCGATACTGGAGATGATTCCGAGGATGGTGTCCGCCATATTGGCAAAGAGCCGGACGATTGAGCCAACCGGGTCTGTAAAGACATTCGCAAAAAATTCGACGAATCCGGCGATATAGTTCCAGAGCAAGGCGAAGCAATCGATGACGACATTAATTAACGCAATCACCACATTTCCGATTGCTGCGCCTGCTACAAAAAACGCGCCGACAATCATCCCCGTAGCGCTCAGGCTGGTTCCGGCGAATTTGTTGATGGCCGCAATGGCTAAATAAAACACCCCCACCAGCGCCATGATCGCTAAGATAATCCAAGTTATTGGGCAGGCGTACAAGGCGGCATTTAGGCCATGCTGGGCGACTGTCGTTGCAAATGTCTCCCCTTTTTGTAGCATTAGAGCTGCCGAAGCCACTTTAGATTGAAATGCTTGAACTGCTAAAATTCCGTTTGTAATTAATGCCGTTGCATTATAGGCAATGTATGCCGCTGCTACGCTCCAAACGATAGGTTCGATGCTCGACCAGTTATCCGTCACAAAACTAACGCCAGTTGTTAATAAATCAAATGTAGCCGTAGCGACTCCTGAAATCAAAACCAAGCCGCCGATTACGCCGTTAACCATATTATCAAATCGATCACTGTTAGCGATCTCATTAAGTTTGCTCAGAATCGGTTGAAATGCAAGCAATGCCTGATTCTGAATGGAAACCGCAACCTGCCCGAACGTTTTTGGCATACTCTCAAACTTGGCGTTCGTAGCGTCGGCGGCGGCAAACATGGCATTTTTAATCACTTCAGCAGTGATTAACCCTTTGCTTGACATTTCGCGCAATTCACCGACGCTTTTCCCGGTATACGTGGCAATTGCCTGCGCCAGCATCGGCGCGTTTTCCATGATGGACCGGAATTCATCCCCCTGGAGCCGCCCGGAAGCCATGGCTTGGGTCAATTGATACATGGCCGCCGTTTGCTCCTGAAGGCTGGCTCCGCCAATCTTGAACTGCTTATTCATCTGCTCGGCAAAGAAAATCATTTCCTTGTTGTTAGAAAACGCATCTTTGGCAAGGATTCCGAGTTTCGAAACCACGGCGGCGGTATCAGTGTACGCGCTGCGCGAACGCTGCGCCGACTGAAAGATCATTCGCTGCAATTGTGCTGTGGTTTGCATCCCGTCATTCATAAGATTCAGCCGAGCGGTCATCTCCGTGAAGTTATCCGATATTTCCAACGTTTTCTTAATCCCTATGGCAGTGGCAACTGTCGTAGCAACCTGTTTAACTTTAGTCACCAACCCATCGGCAGCTCCCTGACCGTTTCGAATTTGTTGATTTAGTTGCTGCTGGGCGACATTAGCTTCTCGGATGTTTTGTTCGACGTTGTCCATGGCGATAGAGGCTTTATTCAGTTCCGCTCTGGCGGCGGCAAGGCTGGCAGTATCGACGCTATGACTAGATGCCGTTTGCATGGCCTCAAAGCTAGATATGCAAATGTTGAGTGCGTTGGTCATCGACCGCATCGCCGGAGTCATGCCGTCCTGAATTTGGATTGCTGTCCGAATCGTCGCCATGATTTCACCTACTTTCATCTATATGCAAAAGCGCCACTCGGGATTGGAGTGGCGCTTTTGTGGTTTTTAAAGATGCCTAAAAACAGTTATTTTACATATTCTCTTTCGTCAAAAATAAGTGACTTTATGTTCGTTCCTTCAGGAGTGAACACAACTTGGAACGTACTTCTTATTTTTGCCCCGAAAGAATTTTGTGCCTCTACATAAGATTGAACAATTATGCGTTCTTTGTTTTTGTTAAATTTCCATTCCAAAATATTAGGAAAAACTGCCGTTGAAGGTGTTTTAAGTATTGATTTAACCCCTTCTTGACATTTAAATTGTAAATCTGATTGTTCTTTGATGGAGAGCGTATAATCTTTGATTGACGCAAGCAGTTTGCCATCTTTATATAACAAATTATCGGCAAATTTAACCTGACTTAAGTTACCATTGATAAAATATGAAACAAGATTAAGGCCCCCGCTTTTAACTCTAAACCCTTTCATTTCGTCATGATTGAGAAGGTCGTCAGCTTTCACTTCGTCAATTTTTTCAATTCCAATATCTTTAAATATTTTTTGAGCATTTTTGCTTTGTTCAAGTGAAATATCTTTTGAAATTGTTGAAAAAACACTTGACTCTGGTATTCCAAACTTAATCGCGCAAAAAATTACAAAAGCAAAAAAAACTAACACCCCAACTATAACATATAAATATCCTTTTTTCTTAGCTGGACTTGTTTCCCCCATTTCCACTCTTTTCCACACCTTCCTATGATATATTTACCAAAATTATACCATAGTCGCCTATTTCTTTTTACTCCTTTTGATCTCCTGTTCCCTTTTCTTATCGTTTTCGATCTTTATTTGAATGGCAGCAATCACAAACGCTTTTTCCCGCCGTTCCAACCCCAGATATTGACTCGGAAGTAAATGGAGTTTGTGGAGGGCGTAGTACGCATAATTCGCGTCGCTATCGCCCTCCTCAATTAGTTTTTTGCCTCTTCCACCAAATCATCCATGAGGACATCAAACCCGTTAATTTCCTGGACTTTCTTCAACAAGTCCTGATATTCACCAGGTTTTAACATCTTCTTTAAAACGGCATCCGCCCCCATAACTCCATAGCTGTCTTGCAGTTCGGCGGCGTTCAGGTTTGGAAATACGACGCATTTAGCGGCCAACAAGCCCATATACTTCTCGAAGTCGGTTTCTGGCATATACCCATGCTTACCAGGGAGCGGCACTTTCTTGGTGCAAGTTTTTCGCAATGCCGAATCTTCTTCTGAGGTAATGGATTGCAATTCCCACTCAACAGGTTTGCCATCGATAACAAATCGCTTCGATGCCACATATTTAACGTTTTCATCCTGTATCGCATTTTGGGCCAGGAATGCGCTTAAATCACTCATGTATTTATCCTCCGTTGAAAATTAATATTCAATATACCTTTGAAGGGTTATTGCATACCGGCAAGAATCGCAAATCTTTCCGGCATCTCAAAGTCCTCGAAAGTAAAGTCAATATCCTGCTCTAGGAAATCACCATCCGCATCAAAAGAAGCAAGGACGCCGCCATCGATGTTGCAGTCTTTAAAAATCATGGTCTGCCTGCCTGCTGTGGAGGTTGGGTCTTCATTCGATGTTTGAATATCAAAATAGATATCCTCTCCGGTATTTTTAAAACGTAACATCAACTCATTGAAAATTGGTGTGTTATGATAAACTGTCATGCTACCAGAACCGCTCCAACTGGTGGTTTTATTACCCTGGCCGGTTTTCCCGAGGATGGGAACTTTCTGTTTCTCCTTTTCGAACTTCGCTTCAAAGTTCTTTGCCTGCATTAAAAGGTATCGGTTGCCCTCAATTGTGACATAGCATTCGGCCAATTTTGCGCTGACAGCATCTTTGGCTTGCATCACTTTCGGCATCTTCATTCACTCCTTTCTTAGCTTACGATTACCGTCATATATAGCTTGGTCATGCAGTTAACTGGCGTCACTGGATCCGTGACAACCACGGATTTCTTGTCGTTGCCCGGTCCTACAATAACGTCATCCGGGCTGAAGTTCTCAATGGCCTGTATTTGTTCCATTTGCTGGTGATAAAAGACAAGGTCTTTCCAAAAAGAAATGCGACCAGCGTTATTATTCTGTACCTTTCCGACGTACTGGGTATTAAACAGTACCGCGATATCGTTGCCGATCTGGTCGAGTACCCGGATGACCTGGTTAGAATTGAAGTCGATATTCTTTTCCGGCGTAACGTTCACGAAACTGTTGATATCATCCAGTACATGGACTTCATCACCAACCTTGTGGAATACAAAAGAACCGGCTTTCATAGCGTTTTCAAGCTCAGATTGCTTGTAATCCACAAAGAAGGTAAATTCGCCGTCATAATTCTTGTTGGTATTCGACCGGTTAACCGCGCAGGAAGCACTGGCTCCGGTCACCCAATACACTGCTGAAGACTCCAGCGCACCATTATCCAGGGTTTGATTCTTGATACTGATCACGCCTTCATAATCCGCAGCCTTGTTGTAGATAACAGTCTGGAACTTCGCGCCGACTTCATCCCGCATCCGCTTGGTGAATGCCACATATAAACTTTTGATAGCTTCCTCCGTTGACAAACACCCCAGAGTATTGAAGGTATAGGCTTCAAACTTATCCAATGCCGCCTGATACTGCGCTCCGGTGATCGTCGCTCCGTTAGTGCCCCCGATTAACGGCGTGGCCGCTGTGGCCGAGAGCGTTGCCCCAGATTTAAATGTTACGTAATCATTGGCCTTCAATTCGGCGGCGCTAGCGACCGTCTGTAAATCGACCACGGTCATGTCTAACAAGGTTGAAACGTCAAATTTACTTTCGTCGTCAACATTGACGGCAATAACAATCTTGATGTCATTGCCTCGGATGCCGCCATGTTTTGCCGTGGCGTAAACATTTTCAGCCTTAACCGCGCCATTATTGAGCCGGTAGAAATAGCCGGTTTTCAGGTTCAAAAACAGGTCGCGCAAGCCCTTAATTTTATCGCTTGTGTAATCGTATCCGAAAATCGCCATTGAATCACTTTGGAAGTCGCTATTCTCAACCGTAAAGACTTCCCCTTCCGGCCCCCAGTCAAGTTCCAACGCCATGGCCCCATAGCCCCGGTCGGAAAGCGTCGCCGAAGCGCGGGCAAGGGAGATGAAATTAATGTAACTTCCTGGAAGAGTTTTTGATTGTGTAAGCCAAAGTCCTCCTCCTAATGCCATAACATATCACCCTTTCATAAAAAAATATAGAAGCTATTATTTGATAGCTTCTGTACAGTGTTTCCAGTGATACCCACCGGATGTTTTTTGATATCCTTTACAACAGGCAGTTATTCCACTTTTTGAAACTCCAACTGATTTAGCCGCTTCGGTTACAGAATTATAAACCTCTTTCTTTTCAATACACAAAACAGGTTTATTATTTTTCCCTTTCAGTGACTCACTTTGCTTTCGTTTGGTCTCTTCAGAAGGCCGATATCCCATACGAGATTTTTGCCACCTACCAATCTCCTCTGGCGTTTTCTTTCTTCCGTAAGAAGGATTCTTGTCTCCGATGAAGCGCCCTTTTAGTGACCGACTGATTTTAATCCTCTGTTCTTCCGGAAGGGGCTTCCCATAGTTCGGATTTTTGTCACCACTTAGATCGGCATGATTTAATCGTAAAGCTTCTTTGTGAGCTTCGGATAAGGGTTTACCTTTACGCCCGCTGGGTCTCCCTAATTTCGCTATTCGCATTTTCTCTTTAGTTATATCTGACGCCAGCATCCCACTACCGCCTTTTGTCAAATTATAACCTTTGGGATGTATTGAATCGTAATAGGCTATCCAAAACATTTCTTTTTCATTCAATTCATTCACTGTTTCAGCCGTATCTAACAAGCCTATTTCAAAATTTTCTTTTCCGTATTTTTGAATAGCGGCATCAATATACGAAACACTTGAATTGCTCTTGTGACAATGCTGCCGAAATCTCTTTTCAGGCGTAAAACTCGTCTGACCTATATACACTTTTCCATTTACTTTATTTGTAATTTTATAAACATACATCAAATCTCACCTATACAAAGGATCACTTTTGTATGCACTAGGCAATACTTTATTTGGTTATTTCACTCCTTTCACCATAAAATCATTAATTAACTGGTCCACTTCGGCCAGCGTATAGGACCGGTCGCCAGCCAGCAACACCGACAGCAAATCACGCCGTTCAGCGTATTTCTTGGCAGACAAGATTTGCTCTTTGCCAAACATAGTGGCTGCCGCCGTTGCTGCCGCTGTCTCTGTGTTTTCAGTCGTTGTTTTAGTCGCCACTTGGTTTCACCCTTTCAATTAAAGTTTCCATGAATGGATCCGGCTCAACCACTTTACGGATTCGGATGTCATAATGCACAAAAAAATGAAGTACGCCGTCGACGACTTCATGCTTCATTTCCGTTCCTCTAACCGGGTTGCCGTCTACCGTGATATACTCCAATTCCGTGTATAGCAGGCCGATTACTCCATTGATTTCCCGCGTCAATTGCTTCGAAGAGTACGGGAAGTAAAGAATATCAAACGCCTGCTCCCGCAAGTAAAGCGTCCCCATTCCTTGCTCTTGCCCGCCGTCTACACAGACAATTAAAAAACAGGGTTCGCTTAAACCCTGTTCCACTTGGTCGATATAGATTTCGTAGCCATCCCCGAATACCTGGTTCAGCTTTTGGGCAATTCCGTTTATCGTTTGGTCAAGCATTAAACGCCTCCCCTAGATATTTCAGTAATTTCTTTTCAAGGATTGCCGGAGCTTGGCCGTCAAGTTCATCTTCGGAGATCTTGAGCATAAACCGGCCATTTACCCAACCCTTATGGTTCCGCGTCCGATGTCCAAACTCCACATAAGACGCATAATGCACCGGATTGACGATTTCAACCTGATAGACGTTTCCCGTTTTGGCGATTTTCAATGATTCCACATACTCTCTGGCGTTCGACCTTCCGCCGCCTTCGGCCTCGGCTTCTGTAGCCGCTGTCCAGCCGCGTCGAAGAGTCCCGCCCCCAGCATAATCGCCAACCGGTGTTCGTTTGATAACTTTGGCTAAAAGTCTCGCGGCCAGTTCTTTGGCACAATCCTCGCAAAATTGATCCAAGTCAGCCTTTTGCAATCGGTCTAAACGGCGCTGTAGCTGTTTCAGTTGACGAAAGTCAACTTTACCCCACTTAGCCATTAAGCCCACCCAGCAAACAATGCTAATCGATATACTTCCAATGATAGCCTCCAGTCATATTTCTTTTTCCGCTACAAACCTTTGCTAATGTTGACTTATCCAAATTGTATGACTTTGCAGCTTGAGTTAGTGAATCAAAGATTTCATTAGTTTCAATATTTTTAACCTTCTTTTTCGAACTCATATTGGCACTAATTTTAGCTTTAAGTTCTTCGCTCAATTTCAGCCCTTTATGCCCATCACTTATAGCTTTCTTCTGTTTATCGGATAACCGAATTCCCAAACGCATTTCTCTCATTTTCTTTTTAGTTTCTTCACTGTGTGGTTTCCCGTAACGCGGATTATTAACCCCTACATACTTTCCAATTCTTGATTCACTTATTTTCTTTTTGGTTCTTTCACTGAGATGTTTTCCTTTGTTAGGAGAGACATTACGTTTGTCCAATGTAAATTTTCCCGTTAATTAAATTTGTGATTTTGTATATAACCATTTCCACCATCCTTATGAAATAATTATACGCCCACAAGTTAATTAATTCAAGATAAACCTAACTCCAATTCTTGAACAACTCAACAATTATTTCTTGGTGATTGGAGTAAACAGCAGGCTTCCCGCTGCTTTGATAGTCGGCGCTAACCCCGTTTTGAGTTACTGTAATTTTGCTTCCCGGCTTAATGACAATCTCAGGTGCGATAAACAGTTTAACTTCCTGGGTGACTGTTGCTGCTCCATCATCCTGGGTTGTCCCAGTAATCGTTTTATAAGATAACCGGCAAGGTTGGTCCGTCAAAACCGGGACTTCCTGCTTTTCGGTGATTTTGGTTACCGGGTCTTTGACAGACTGGTATTCATAAACAGTGCATTTCCCGGCGTACAAACTTTCGATAGCCTTTCGCGCCCCGGCTACCATTTGATACACCTATAAGCTGCAAAGTCTGTCTCACTATGCATCAGATAGCTTATAAGCGCGTCATATTTGGCTTCCGCGCTGCCGGACACATCAAAGGTAACTGTGGTATCCCCTTCGGCAATGGATTTTACCGCAGCTTCAAAATCGATTCCCACGGACTGGCCACTTTGCTTCTTTCCGAATAAAAACTCACCGCAGGCCATATCAACAGCAACGGGCCGAAGCCCTTCCGGAACCTCGGCCACATTGCAATTGTTTTTGATATGGGCTTGCACTTTATCAATGCAAAATCCCAGCATCCAGTCATCGGCGGCGGTTGTGTCATACCCGAAGACGGCCAAACGCTGTTTAACGTCCTCCAACATACCCCATCACCTTATCCCTTCGAGATAATCCGGGCAATCGGGATCGCTTTATGGTCGATGTACTTCCGGGCCGCGCCAGTGCCACCGTCATTAACCAGTGTCCAATTCGCGCCGTTTTCAAGTTCGGCATTGGTCGGCGACAGCGTTGCCTGGCTAGACTTGGTATAGCTAATCCCATAGGGAGCGAAGCATTTCCGCTGACGGCTGTACAGAGTATCCTGTCCGCCATTTGTCTTCGGATCGCGGCTCATCTCATACGGCACCTGAGCACCGATGTTTTCATAATCAAACGCGCCTTCGCCCAGGACGTAGGTGGTGTATTTCGTGTAGGCCGGAACATACCCCGATTCGCCTTCGGTGCCAGTGGCCGAAACCTCTTCAGTAGGCATGGAATCATCAATCAGCACAACTCGACCGTTCCAGGTTCCCAACGCCAGTTCCCGCTCAATGCCGTTGGCATCGGTCTGCTTCAGATACGCCAACAGCTTCAAATTTTCCAGGTTCGTGGCAATGACCGAATGCATGATGACGATCTTGAACTTGGACTTGTTATCACCGCTGGCCTGTTGAATGGCGCTGTTAAGCGTGGCCGCGCCCACTAGGGCGGCTTCACCCGCATTGGCTGTAATGTCGTAGGTGTGTCCGTTGACAAATTTCAAGTTGTTGGCCCCGGTCATTGCAAAAATGCCTTTAAGGATACTCAAAAGAATATCCTGGTCAACCTGATCCCAATATTCCGCGACCTGGACCGCCACATTGTCCATGAAACCGGCCCCACCGGTGATATCCTCGGCAAAATCACCTTCCGTCCAGGCTTTTGCCCGGCCAACCACCACAACGCTTCGTTCAAAGGTCGTGGTACTGGTTGCCGTGATGTCCGTGGTGCCGTCGTAGTTCAGCGGCTCACCATCAAGTAATCCGTACATCGGCAGCGTGGCGTAGGCTGTACCGGTCTGGTTGCTGAAAGCATTGCGGATTTCCGTATTGCCTTTCAACGCCCTGGACTTAATCAACTCATTTTTCTTGGTCTGAGGAATCCGGCTGACGTATTTCCCAAACGCTTCCGGATTAAACGTCTTCGAATTAAATTTTGCCATTTAATTTACCTCTCTTTTTTCTTAGATTTCCGCGCCGGGATTGGCTTCGAGGTAGGCGCAGAGTTCCGTATAGGTCATTTCGCTAGGCTTTTTGTCGGTTGGATAAGTTTTCTTATCCCCGCTTTCTGCCGGTGAAGCACCCTTAACTTTGGGCTTCGCCTCGGCGGCTTCGAATAAGAATTTGGTATCCTCGGCTTCCTGAAGCTTTTTGATCTGCTCGGCCAACCCCTTGACGGTTTCGCCGTCCAGTTCAGCCTTTTCCAAATCGAGCAGCGCCCGGACTGCCTTCACATTTTTAGCCTTGGCCGTGGTGAGCGCGGCGGTGACCGCGTTATCAATCTGCATCTGCTTGATTCGGGTTTCATACTCGGCCTTGGCCGTTTTGTTAGCTTCCTGCAAATTGGCAATTTCGGTTTTCAAGGCTTCCACGTCACCGGTGGACTTTTTCAGGGTTTCAAGTTGTTTGTCTCGTTCCTTAACTTGTTCCTCCAGCGTCTTCTTGGCCTCGTTCACCTCATCGAACCGGCTCTTGGGGATAAACCCTTTGATGGCCTCCGCCCAGGCATCCGCGACCTTTGCCGCAAGCGTTTCATCCAACCCCAATTTAATTAACTGCTCTTTCGTCATGGTCAAATCCATCCTTTCAAATACATTGTTTTTTCGTGGTTCAGTCCACGCCCATTTGTCTTTTAGTTAGCGCCCAAAATACCAAAATGGCGAATAAAAAAAGCACCTGCGCATTTTTACGCGGTGCTTTTAGCAACTAATAGACTGTTTAACCCTTATCTGGCATTGCTTTGGACCGGCAATTCAAACAGATCAAATTCCAACGGTACTTTGATCCCCTTCTTCTCGGCCTCTTCATGGAGCCGGATATCCTCGGCAATCATCTCATCGGTGTAACCAAGCTCCTTCGCTCGTTTTATATATTCTGCTTTTTCCATTGTGAATACTCCCTTTCGACCGTCTCGCCGATTTCTTTGGCGATAGGTCTTGGATTCGGGTTATTGCAATATTCTGCCCAGGCTTCAGCGACAAACTCACTGTATTTTTTACGATTGCCGTTTTTCCATGCATACTTGGACAGCTCGTCGGTGATTTGATTGCCGGTTCGAGTATCAAATAATTTTTGGACGCTGGCTAAATTCGATAGCCAAAGCATTTCGTCTAATTGATGCCCTATTTCATGGTCTAGCACGGATTTTATTGTATTACATCCCTCGGGATGGAATTTATTCGCCACATCTACTTCCAATCCTCGTAGCAACTTGTCAATGTCTTTCCCTTGAACCGAATTGAAAGTAACTCCAGCGAACCAGCGGTATGGTTCATCCTTCGGCGACCAACTCATAGCATAAGCATCGGATGAAACGCTTAATTTTCGCATAATTTGACGCATCCGGGCATCAACATGCGCCTTCAATATATCATCGCCAATATCAGGATTAAGCTCTTTGAGTTTACCTAAATAGTATTGGCTAGCCACCGGTTTCAACGTCGCATTTCGGGCGTGAGCCTCACCGACAAACCCGAATCTCTGCTTTAACTCGGGGAACCGGTTAAAATAATCGGTCAATCCCCGGTTCCACTCGTTCGCGACATCGATATGCAGGCCGGTATAGTCGGCGCGGGGAATACCCAAAGTTTGTGTGGCGTACTCGTTGGCCTCCTGGATGGTTTTGGCCGGGGTAAAGTCTATCTTCACTATACCATTTTTAGTAAGCTCCTTCAAGCCGTCCTTAGAGCCGCCCCCAACAAAGGTTTTATACCATTCCGGGTATTTCATATCGGACGGTACATAGTAAACTTTTCCTTCGGTGTCCCTGGCCGCACGCTCCCCAAAGTTATCCGCGAAGTAAGGCGCGGTGACCGTTCTACACCAGCAGTGAAACGGGGGAGCTGTTACGCCCGGCTGATAGTCCGTCATGGCAAACACTTTTCCGTCTAACTCTTGGCAAATATTCGAGGTTCGGCTGTCCAGCGTCGCCACAATTTCATATTGTTCGACCCCCAATGACTTAAAGCAATCTTTTTGCGCAGCGGACGCAAAAAAGGCCGATTCGGTCATTACCAATCGGCCCGCGTTATTTTTGCTTACTTCGAACTTGTCCCGTATAACCTTTATTGCTTTCTTTGGCGAATCACCCCGTATGATAGCCTGTGTTAGCTCAGTATGCAGGGTATTGACCAACTGGTCTTTGGCGGTCCAAATCCGGCTGGAGAAGTTCTTTCCGTCCGCTGCCCAGGGCTTGCTGATGACGTCCGCGATTTGCCGGTCATTAAGCCTTTGAAGGTCATAGCCGACGTTAAATCCGCGCTGAATCTCATAGGCCGTATGGTAATAACCCTCCGAGTAAATCCTCCGGAGGGTCTTATCTAGCCCGTCAACTTGGTTCCCATATAAGACTTCGACCTGCTGCTGCATCTGGAGTTTTAAGGCTTCCAGGCGGGAAATATGAACCTTGGCCGAAGCGTTTTCCAATTCCTTCATCCAAGCGCCGTTAATGGCGTTTTCTTTTCCGTATTTAATATACTCCTCAACCGACCAACGGAATTCGGCCAGTTCGTTTTTGGTCAGCAGGCGCTTGGCTTCTGCATAAGTGATTTCATTGTTTTTCGCAATCCGGCCATACCAATGAGCGATTTTCTCTTCAATGGCTTCGACGGCTTTCCGGTATTCCCGTTCCAGGCCGTCGTAATAAGCCAGACCCTTTTTAAGATGCGCTTCTTCAAGCTGTTCAAAGCGCCCGCGCCAGTATTCGCTATTCTTCATCTACATCACCATCACCCGCACTTCCGCCAGCGCCAGGTTTACCAAACGCGTTTTTATATTGGTCCATCTCCTCCCGCTCCTTGGCTTTCTCATCCTCCAGGCGTTTCAGTTCCAGCTTAACATCGCTGGTCCAAGGATGCTGACTCACAATCGTTTCATTGGAGAGGATACCGACTGACTTGGCGCAGTTATCAATGCTTTCCGACTCGTTGATCAGGATGTCGCGGTTAAAAATGACGTTGACGGTTTCCCCGGTAAAATCACCTTGGCCGATAGTTGCAAAGTAAGCATTGACGAACCATAATAGCTCCTCAAACGCCGCCTGGAACTCCGTTTCCATGCCGTTGGCGTCCAGGTCGATATCGCTATACATGGATTGGATATTCATTTGGTTCGGATTCCCGGATAACCGGTCATCCTTGGCGTCAAAGCCCCGGCCATTCTCGATTAAGGCTTTCTTGAATATCTCCAGGATAATCTTATAATTCTCGGCGTTCACCGTGATTTCCAGGGTATCCACGCCGCCATCAGCGCCATCGGTTGTCTTGACCTTGACCGCGCCGTATTGGCTGAGATTACGCCGGAATTCGCCCAGGTTGGTCCCGTCGTAGTTTTTGATGATTAGGATTGTATTCCGGGCATCCTCTTGCATGTTGTTTTGAAAGTCGCTTAGTATCTCGTTGATACCGTCTTGGAGCGATTTCACCCGCTTAATGAGCGGAATTTCCTTGCTATTAAACTTAAAGGCTACCAGTGGGATTCTATCCCAGTTGTAGCCTTTGGCCGTGCCGTCATTGTCTTGGATGGTGAAATATGGGCTGGTTGGATTATCCGCGTCCGGGTCGGGAATCAGGGTCCCGCCTTTTAATTCATAACGGTGAATCCCTTGCTTGCCATAGACCTCGACTTTGGTAAGGGTAACCTCGACAGTCCCTTCGTAGGCTTCTACCTGATACACCCTGACCGCACAATCCAACACCGTATGTTCAGCATCCGCCCAGAACGGAAGGATTTCGTAGGAAGGGAACCGCTTAAATGCCAGTTCGCCCTGGTCGTCGTAGTAGGGGTGTACCCATGCAATCCCGCCGTTTAGGCAATCCTCCCCAACGTTTCGTAGCGTCCGGAGAAACCGCTTGTTAAAAACCTTTTGCAGCAACTTCCCATAGGCTTCGTTCTCCGTTTCAAAGGTCAACGGCTTTGCCAGCAGGTAATTAACTTTCTGGTCCACCAGTTTCCCATATTGGTTATCGACCTTTTTGTTATTGGGTAGGTTTTTGACCTCTTCCAGTTCGCCGCCTTCGCCAATGACCATGCGTTTCCGGCGCAGGATATCATGATCACCTCGATAATATTGCTCCCCGGTAATCATGTCGCGGTAAGACGGCGAATTTTGAAACTTGGTCAACTCCAGCGCGATAAACTTTAAATCGCTGATTCGAGTGGCCGCGCCACGTTTAATAATTTGAGTCATCTGGCCGGTTGCATCGCTCCAAAACAAGATTGGTCACCTCCTTACCTGTCAAATCTTCATCCATCCAAACATTCCGCTTCCCGCATGGCTTTCACCATTTTGGGCAGTTGTACAGCCAGGAAGTCAACCAGTAATTCATCGTTGGTGTATTGGATTAAACCGCTTTCCATGAAAAACGCATGGATAATTTCATGCCGTAAAGCCTTGTCTTTATATCGCTCTGACTGTTCCACCAGCATTTTATGAGGCTTAATTATATCCTTTTCCAAGATAATCCGTTTGCTCCATGGCTCGCAAATCCCGTTATTGTCCTCTAATTTGGGATTATCGTTTACCGCCTGTTCAGTGATTTCATAATCGACGCCTAAAATGTTAACGGTTTTCATGGGTTCCTCCTTATTCTCAATCAAAAGAAAATGTATCGCCCTTATTGAAATCCTCAAGCGCGTATCTCATGGCATCCATAAGATGATTGAAGTCATCGACCGGCTTATTCAGCGTTTTACCGAATTTGTCTTTGTCCCAGGTATAATTGCTAATCTCGGTTAGGAAGCTTACACACCGAGGATGAATGATAACTCTGAACCCTTGGATAAATTGAACGCCATTATTTACGCTGTCTTTGCCCTTGCGGGACCGTTTTATCCTTGATAGCCCCAGTTCCCGAAGTTCATCAATACTCTTAGGTTCAGCACAGTCGGCGGTAATCTTTTCTTTGGCATAGCCTCGGGACTTTATTTCGTCGGCGATCATTCGGTTCAATAACGCTTTTTTGTAAATCTCATCAAAAACATAGATTTCTTTCGCGCCTTCATCAATTAAGCCGCAAAATAAAGCGCTGGGATCATTGGTGTACCCAAAATCAAGGCCGAACGCGCTCTTGACATTCGGCCTTGACGATACTTCATTGATATTGAATTCCCGCTCTTCCCAATTTTCGTAAATCAGCCCGTCAACAATGCCCCACTCCCCCAGGCCCGCCACTTTGTAGCGCCGGGGATTGTTAATTCGCATCGTTTCAAATACTTTTTTGTCCGCCGCGTCCAAAAACTCATTGCAAAGGTAGTTCGTTGTCTTCGCCAGAATATCCTCATCCGGCGCGGCGTCAAAAAATCGCTTTTTAATCCAGTGTGCCTCGTTCCAAGGGTTAAAAGTCAAGGTGATTTGTTTAAACAACCCTTCGGGAACCTCGCCCCGGATGGATTCATCAAGGATGTTAAAATCGTCCTCGTTACTGATTTCATAGGCTTCCTCAATCCACATCCAACATAGATAGCCTACATCAACTGTAATGGACGTGATTTTGAGCGGGTCATCCAAGCCGCGGAAATATATCTTCTGCCCAGTTGGCAAATAGGTGATTTCCAACGGTGATTTATTGCAATGAAAGAAGGCATCCACTCCAAGCCGATGAATTGCCCATTTCAGTTCCGCATAACAGCTATCTTTGAGGGTCCGGAATGTTTTCCGGATAACCAGCAGGTTCGCCTGTGGATACTCAATCAGGCCGGATATATAGTTAAGCGCCGTGGTCTTGCTCTTTTTGCTGGCGCGGGAGCCTTTGCAGACGCGGTAACGCCCTTTGAAATTCCAAAAATCTTTGTATCCCTTGCCAACGATATCAGGAAGCCATTTGTTTGGCGCTGGCCCTTTCGGCTTGCTGGGAGAATTCGGTTTGCTGGACCTGCTTGATTTACCGGAGCCGCTCCGCTTATTCGCTTTCTTGGCCTTTGAAGCGGTAGTCTTCGAAGCAGCCTTTTTAGTCTTCGAGTTCATTGGCCCCGCCAATAACCACCGGAGTAATGTCTTCGACTTGAACCTTTTCGGTAAGTATCCCGTATCGCTTGGCAAGCAATTCAGCGGCTTTATTGCGGTCTTTTATGCTCACGTCTTTTTGCACATTCCGAGCACGAGAAACTCCTTCACCTTCACCCTCAACGACTACGACCTCTTCAGTAAGCTCGTTACGCATAACCGAGGTAAGATACTTCATGACTTCGGCGGCGGAGGCGATCCGTTCGTCTTCGAGTTGTTTCAGGCGCTCGTCGAGGTAGCTTTTTATGCCACTATGTGCAACCAATTTATGGGCATTGCCCCTTGCATATCTCTCGCTGTATCCAGCTTTAACCGCAGCTTTCTCAGCACTCCCCTCTTCGATGTAATAATCGGCAAACCGTTTTTGCTTCTCCGTCAGCTTCATCATTCTCACCTCTTTTTACGCAACAAAAAAAGAACCACCTAAACGGTAGTTCTCCCTGTGAACATAATTTTTCTTATACTTATTTTAACCCCTTGACTTTGCATCGTCAAGTGCATGGTTTTTGCGCCAAAATTGCGCGGATTTTGCATCATGACATCATTTCATTTAACGCCTCATCCGGAAACAGTTGAATTGACAACCTTTTCACCAATCGATTCTTATTCCTGGTGATTGTGGCCGTGTCGACCTCAAAGTAAACCCCAATTTCTTCTTGAGTCTTGCCCTCGAAGTATTTCATAGGGATGATTTCGTAGAATCGATCATCCGTCAATTTTGCCAAAGCACCATCAATGATTTTAATGTATTGCCTGGTATCGTCAATAGCGCTTTCAATGATCCGGATTTTCTCTTCCAGTTTTTCACTTTCGGTTTTGACCTCTCCGCTTCCGGCTCCATACTTCGTGATTGATTTGCTTTGTCTTTTAAGTCCATAGGACTTCAATTCCCTGATTTGGCTCTCTTTGATTTCAATAGCCTCGACAAATTCATTGTAGCGGTATAGAAGCTGCTCCGTTTTTTGAAAAGTGTTTGACCGTTTTTCCTTAACCAGCCTTTCCCGTTTCAGTTCAGTAACGAACTGCTTTATAATTTCCTCGGTTCCGTTCGCTGCTTTTTGTTTATTCATCTTCCCTGTTCCTCCGCGATTTTCTTCTCTTCCGTTCCAGCCACCAAACAATTAACGGCACAGACCACCAACCCAAGAACCCGGCCAAATCATCAATATACCAATCAGCGGATATCTTTCGGCAATCACCGCCGAATAATTCGATTCGTTCAGGGGCGTTTTTGTTATAATAGTCAAAGTAAATCTCGTAATCCTCCTCTAACATCATCTTAGCTTCCCACAGCAATGAACAACATACCAATAATTTTTCCGAATGCTTGCCGCGTTTTACTTCCACTTCATATAACAATCTCCGTTGCTCTCGGCAAGTATTTAATATCAATACATGCCCTCTCTGTTTCATCCATCGTAAAACCGGTATCGATCCCCAGCGAGGTTTCCCGATGTTTGGCCATTCGTTTTTTACAATCGTTCCATCAAAGTCAACGGCAATATAAAGCCTTTTTCTGTTCATTTCGCCACTTTCTTTCTGGCCTTCTTCGTCTTTTCCGGATTCAAAATGTTGCTGATTACTTCCCGTTCATACGCGGTCAATTTAAGCTTTTCTCTCTCTTCATCATTGCCGCATTGAGTTAAATAAATCGCCCGCGCCATTTGTGCCAATATGAACGCATCCGCCTCATCGTTTTTGTCAAATTCAACACCCCACTTTTTGTAAACGGCCATTAGGATGTGATCCTTTTCAGCGGACGCCTTCCCAGTGGCGAACTGTTTAAGCCGTAGCGGCGGGATTTCGTAATATTCGAATTGATTTTCAAACATCATGACCCGTAATACTCCACCTAATTCTCCGGCTGCTTCCCGACCAAACTTGGCCCCCATGGCATAGTGTTCAATGCAAACAAGCTCAACGGGAACCGGCAAATTACACAGTTCAGTTAATGCCGCGTTTTTGATGCTTATCAGCCGTTGCGGACCCACTAATTTCGGACTTTCAATTCGAGATCGAACAAGCTTACCCTCATCATCAATAATTACAACAGCCGTAGCGGTTAAACTGGGATCAATACCCGCAAAATAAAGCCCATTTTCATTGTTGCTTATTTTTTCCATGATATCCTCCGTCATCGTCATCACATAATTTTTAACAACTCAATCAACTTGTCTCTCACCGGGTCTAATACCTTACGCTTCTCGCGTTCGTACTCATCGACATTCATCCATCCGGTATTCCCGGTCGGGTCAATACGGGGCCGAAGAATGCAGGCATACTTCTTGCCGTCCTTCCCGTCCTTCGGAACCCGGATAAACAGGGTTCCCTTCGTCCTCATATAGAGCAATGCGGCGTACAACTCCCCGCTCGGGTCAAGATCCCCGGCGCTTGCCAGCATCTGTTGCCATGGAATCGTATCGCGGCTGAGGTCCGGACGGGGATCTAAGGTTTTTATAGGCTTTTCATCTGGCGTTTCATTAATTGAAAAGATGTTGGTTTTGACCGATTCCTTATCATTGCTTGATTTGTCCTTTATCAAATCGTTGAAAACCCCGTCAAACATGGTTTACCACCCCCTTGCAACGATTTACCGCCTTTTACCGGGGTTGTACCACCCCCCCTGGTAAACTTGGAAACCTTACAGCCATATGCGTTTGAATGCCCTAATTTTTTCGTTTTACCACCCCCCTCCGGAAAATTACCGGTAGAAATTTTGGCTTGTGTTGCATTCAGTTTTTGGTCAATGTTTTGAGTCATTTTTGCTTTCGAAAAAACTTTTTGACCAAAACTAACAGGGGGTGGTACAAATTTTTTAAAACCAGCGTCGCTACTGCGTTTGACTTGTACCACCGGGGGTGGTACAACCCCGGTAAAAGGTGGTACAAAATAGCTCAATTACTCGTCATTACTGGGTTCTTCGGGGTGGTAATCGCCGTAGCTGGACTTTTCTATCCTGTTTTGCATGATTTGCCACGCTTCTGAAATAGCTTCCGGTGCTTTGGAAGCTAAAATCTTTACTCCACGCTTGTAAATATCCGAAAACTTAATCTTACCCGTGGTCTTCACAAAGTACGGCTCATCGGACAAATATTTCCGGATGCTCGATTCGTCGAATGGCTCCCGGCCAGTCCGGCTCCGGAACCGCTGCGCCCACCGGGCGTAAATGTCATTAAACCAAATGTTGTAATAAAGCGTACCGTCAACCCTCTCCAAGTAAATGTGCTCCGTGCTTAGATCATGGTCGCTGACCATGCTAAGGATATCCTCCAAGAACTGATTCAGCATGTGTTCGTTTTCGCCGGTTTGCTTCAGTTCCTGGCACGTTTCGCCCACCCACTTGATAAAATCCATGTCCTGGTCAACCACTACATAGAACGCCCCGGCCACAATCGCCCAGTTCTCCGCCGTCCGGTCACTGATGTCCGTTTTGAGCAATTCAGCCTTTAACTCCGCGATGGCCTCCATAATTTTCGGCTTCAACGCATCGTAGTTCGTAATCAGGTAATAAGTCAGATACGAAAACTTCTCACAATTCTTTTGTAGCCAATTGAAATGGGTCCGATCCCGCTTGTAGGAAGACAACTGAAGCGGCAGCAGTCGGGTAAACAGTCCGTTGTCTTTGGGAAGCTCTTCCCCCGACAATAACAGCGCCGCATTAACCGAATAGCTTTTCGTTTGAAAAGTGACCGTGCCTTTCCCGGAAGATTGCCGGTTGTAGGCGCTGCGGAAGAACCCATCCTTCTGAATCACTTTGGGTTCATTCCGGTATTCGTCGAACCAGCAGCCCAAGCTCGAATAATACGATAACGATTTCATAATGGAATTTTGCGTCGATTCCGAGATTCCATAGCCGTCGATATCCACCCCGAAACAACTCATGATCCACCGGGCAAAGGTTGACTTTCCGCTCTCGCGCTTGCCGTGCGGAAACAGAATCGGCGTACATTTGTACTGCTCGAAAATATCCTTGCTGAATATCGTTGCAATGGCCCACCCCAGGCCCACATAAGCTTCATAACCGCCAACCGTCTGCCGCATCTTCTTTGCTACATCCAGGAGGTCAATCGGTCTGGTGGACAGTGCCGGAATGGACTCCTCCGACTCCTGGCCGTACTGATTTTGCTTGATGGATTGGGGCTTGAACCCCTTGCCCTTAATCCACATGATTCCATCGCTGTCCGGCTCGTAGACTTTCCCGGCTTTAATGGCCATGTTGCCGAACAACCAAATGTCATGTTCCTGGATATAGCCGATGGTTTCGGGCATATAGACCACATTCCCGACATTGCGGCTGAATTCCAATTCCCAGACGTTGCTCAAATCAGATCCACTCCCTCGAAAAATATAATTGCCCTTACTAAGACAAAATTTTTTAACTTCGGTAATCCCGGCCATTTCTCCCGGCGCAAGCAGAAACGTCGCGGAAGTCTCGCCGAATTTGTTTACGAATTCCACGCTGCGGATGATTCCTTCCGGTGTGAAATAGGATGTTTTGATGTTAATAACAAAGTTGCTGATGGTTTCTTCGTTGGTCCGCTCCCCATCGCCACGAATCGCGACATATTTGTTAAACTCCCGTTTAATTGGGATTTTGGAAAACTTCTTATCAATCTTTTTAAGGACAATTAGCTTTCCATCCTCGGGGATCAGGTCAAGGTATTCCTTGGGCATCACCGCCTTGGCGATCACCCGCAGTAGATCATCCTTGGTTTTTCCTAGCGCCAGCGCGCCGTCAAAATCAATCTTGCCACTCTGCCGCCACTCATCCGGCAACCGGCCACAACGGGCAATAAACCGCGCTTGACCGAGCTTGTACGCCATCATGTAAGTCCAATAATCCGTATCCCAGCGGTCAGCGGGCTTTTCCTTGTAATTGGGCAGCGTCGGATCATCCTTGATCTCGTTGTCAAAAATGACCGTGACCTTCTTGACGCCGTACTCCCTCAAAGTCTCTACCAGTTGGTCGAAATACTTCTCGCCAAAGCTGCTGATTCCGGGGATTGCTATGGCCGGAATCCCTAGTTGATAGAGCGCCGCCGCCTTAAACTCCCCTTCGGTCAAGACAATCTCTTCGGGGTTATCTTTCAGGAAAAGCAGGCAATACGGATGAATCGGAATCCCCTTAAATCCTAGCTTGTGAGGCCGGAGATGAACCACCGCGCCGGATTTGTCGAGGTAGGGAATTAATACCCTATCTTCGGTCAATTGCGGGTTGCAGGCCAAACAGCCGTTGATCTCTACGATGATCCCCGCGTCCTTCAGGTCCGCATCGGTGAAGGTTTCGCGCAACGCTTCAACAGTACCCGTCATGTACTCGCCGCCGGAGCGAAACGACAACCGCTCAATTGTGTCGTTTGTAAAGCCGCGTTTGTCCCGGAGCCCAACCCGATGCGCATCTGTCAAATGCGCCAGTTTTACTAACGCGGTATAGATATCTCGCGGCTGTGCCGCTTGCACCGAATCGACATGTTTAGTTTCCAAAGGCGCGTCTGCGTCCATCGGAGGCGGAATGTCATCACCGCCGCTTTGATTCGGGTTTGATTGGATATCCTTTACTTTCAGAGGCGTTACATTTTTAGGCCGATACCCTTTTGACTTGGGTTCATCTGCGATCCCCGTGAATTCTTTGATTGCCTTTACAGCATCACCGTTAGAGCAATTGTTTAACTTGGCATACAGCGTAATCAGGTTACCTTTTTCCCCGCACTTGAAACATGACCACAACCCTTTTTGAATATTAATACTCAATTTCTCTTTGCCTTCGCAAAATGGACAATCCACATACCACTTCCCTTTTCTGTTTTGTTGAATACCCATATGGTTCAGGAACGCCTCGTTGTCGAGGCGATCCATAATCTCGTTTAAGTCCATTGATGGTCCTGACAATTGATCACCACCCAAAATCCTGCTGCATCCTGTACTTTAATCATTGCTGCGGATCCTATCAGCCAACATCGAAAACCGCCGTTCAATCACATTGTTTCCGACTGCCCGCCGAATCGATTTTTCATCCGCGACCAAAACTAGCCGCCGCTTGGCCCGAGTCATCCCAGTGTAAAGCAGGTTTCGCTGCAACATAATCCAATGCTGAGAAGTCAGCGGCATAAAGACCAGTGGAAACTCGGACCCTTGGCTCTTATGGATGGTGCCGGCATAGGCAAGGGCCAAAATGTCCAGATTGTCCGAGCTAAACTGAACCATCCCATCCCCGAAGTCAACTGTCATGTTGCCCCGATTGATGGAAACAACCTGCCCCAAGTCACCGTTGAACACGCCTAATTGATAGTTGTTTTTAATGACCATTACCTTATCCCAAAGTCGATAACCGCCTAAGCTCGGTTTGTCGGGGCTGGCCGGATTGACCATTTCCCGAACGGCCTCATTTAACTTGGTGACTCCGGAATTCCCGCGCCTCATCGGTGCCAGGACTTGAAAGTCCATCACGCCATAGCCTTTTTCCATCACCTCCCGGACTAGGCTCAGAATAACCTCGACGGCCTTATCCGCCTCATCGATTCCGATAAACTCAAAATCGCCATCCGATTGTAGCGGTGGAACAACTCCTTGGCAGACAAGGTTTGCATACTCTGCAATTTTCGATCCCCCCGCCTGCCGGTAGTTGAATCGGAGCCGGACGGTCGGCACAACTTCGCTGGCGATCATATCCCGCAGGACCGACCCCGGCCCCACCGAAGGAAGCTGATCCACATCACCCACGAAAACTACTTGCAGGCTATTATCAACCGCCGCCAACAGATCGGCCATCAGTTCAATGTCAATCATGGAGCTTTCGTCAACAATCAGCAGCCCCGGTCCAGGGAGTGGATTGTCAGCGTCGTATTCGAAGCCGCCGATCATGGGACTGTACTTCAAAAGCCGGTGAATGGTCTTGGCCTCTTTCCGGGTTGCCTCGCTCATTCGTTTGGCGGCGCGTCCGGTCGGAGCGGCAAGGTAAAGGTAGTTCACGGGATTCATTCGCCGGTAGATTTCACAAATGGCATTGATTACCGTCGTTTTCCCTGTTCCTGGGCCTCCCGTAACTACTGAAACGCCATGAGCCAATGTAGATTTTACCGCCTCCCTTTGTTCCGGGGCGTAGTCGATACCGTCGCGGCTCTCGATGTCGGCAATCATGGCATCCAAAGGCATATCAGCCAACGGGACTGGCGCGGCAACCAGCCGTTTGATAGCTTCGGCAACCGCGCATTCTGCGATATAGAGATCCGTGGCATATACCGCGTCGCCTTCACGAACACAGCGGCCATCGTTAATTAGTTTAATGTTTGCCCGCGCCACGTCCGGGATTTCCACGCCGGACGCTTCAATCAATCCGTTTTTTCCGATTAGCTTCCGGACAATATCCAGCGGCTCCAAATACACATGGCCTTCGCTCCCGGCCTCGGCTAGTAAGTAACTTAACGCAGCCTCCACCCGATACGGGGAGTTTGGCGCAATCCCTACCGTTTGGGCAATGGCATCGGCTTTTTTAAATCCCACTCCCCAAAGTTCATCCGATAGCAAATAGGGATTTTCTTTGACTACGCGGACACTATCGGGGCCGTATTTGCTCATAATCCGGGCGACCATGCCTTGGCCGATTCCATCGCGGCAGATCAGCCCGGCCAGTTCGGCCTGGACCGAATTTTTAGAAAGGTCTTCGGCGATTTCCTGGCGCTGGGTTTCGGTTAGAAAATCCAATGTTTCTAAAAGTTCTGGAAACTCTTTAATCCGAGTTAAACAATCTTCCCCGAGTGAATCCACAATCTTTTGAGCTTTTGCCATGCCGACGCCAGCGGTGATTGTCGATATGTACCGGGCCACTCCAGCGGTGCCGGAGGGAAGGATTAACTCCGCCGAGTCGAATTTAAACTGCCGCCCATATTTGGGATGATCAGTCCAAGTGCCGGTGAATTTGTACCGGTCACCTTCCCGGATACTGGACATGCTGCCGGAAAGTTTGACATCTTCCGGGCCGCCGATATTGAGGGCTAGGATGCAAAAGCCATCTTTGGCGTTGAAAAAAATACGCCGGGTTACGGTTCCTTCGATGGTTTCTGATGATTTCTCGGCGGTTGCTTTTTGTGTTTTTCGTGCTGCGGATGTAGCCATTCGGGCCACCTCCTAACTTTTTTAAACTTCATATGATGTTCTAAAGAAATGTTTGAAATGTTTTCTGAACTTCGGAGAACTTTTTGAAGTGTTTTGGGGAAGGTTTAGAAGTTCTCCGAAGTTTCCTTTTCCCTGTTCTCCGATGCATTGTAACGGCGCAGCTTTTTCATACAAGTGACCTGTCACCCATTTGCCATCGTCCTTGCATTTGCCCCTGAATTCGATTGGCCTCATCGTTTCGCCCCCAACGCTTCCCGCGCCACCGCGATCCGCCGCAGCGCTTCCAGCTTTACCTCTGCCGGGATACTCTCACGAAGCGCGATGTCCTCCACCAGTTCTTCCTCGGTCAGCAGCTTAAAGTCACCTTCCGCCGATAGCATTCCGATAAACTCATCCAGCATCGCATTCTTAGCCGTCTCGGTCTCGATGTGCTCCCGGCTCAGGACCGCCTCTCCCTGCATTGCGCTTTGAAGCGGAAGCAGACTAACATCTATGCTCCGGTCCTCGCCAATCTCGATCAGGGTTACCTGGATTACCCGGCCAATCTCTTCTTCCGTCGCTTTCACACGGGCCAGCGCCCCCGGATTGACCACGAAGGTTTGCTTATCATTGGCGAGTCGCCGCACTCCGATCCCGTTGTGGTAATCTCCGACGCAAAGAACATCAGCGAGGGTTTTGATATTGCTGACTAAAGTATACCGGTCATACATGGGCGGCGCTTCGGGCAATACGGTGCCGTGGGCAAGGTGGATGATGACATTGTTTCCCAGGGGGATTGAATCAGGGTTGGGTTCGTAATAATCCTCCGTCACATCTGCCTCATGGTCATAGTCACGCCCGACAATTACCACATTAAGACCTTCTTTGACTCCAAAGACTACCGGCGCATCCGCCACACCCTGAATCACTCCAAGTCCGTCTAAAATTCCGTAGGGCGTTCGGCGCAAACTCTCCGGGTTGTGCCCCCATTCATCATGTTGGCCCGCGATGGTAAAAATCGGGCAAGGCGCCTGAATCAAAATCCGGCCTAACATCCGGGTTGCATCATATCCGATTCCGGGGCTGTCTACGATATCACCGGCGATCAGGATTCCGTCCGCCTGGATATTACGGGCAATTTCAAAGATTTCATACAGCTTGGCCCCAATGGCTTCATAATAGATATCCTTTCGGCTTTGAGGGTTGGTAAGTTTCCAATGGATGTCGTTGGTTTGAATGAATCGTAGCTTTCTCAAACTGTTTCCACCTCACTTACCCCGTTCGCCTGACTCACCCGGTATCCAACATCCGCGCAATTGGCCAGGATGTCATGGTGCGTAATAATTAATCCTTGCCGCCCAGTTTGCGCCAGATACCGTTTGAAGAACTCCGCGACGTTGGGCAAATACTCTTTGCTGACCATCTTCCCTGGCTCATCCAGCGCGAACAGCCCGCCCGGTTTCGGCCTGGACAACTCCAGCAGAGCCGCCCGCAGCGCCAGACTGACCACATCGGTTACGCCGCCGCCGTTGCCGTCCTCCGGCTCCGACTCCACCACTTGGCCGTCGCAGGCGCTAACAATCTTCCATCTCGCGTTGGGCTTTCCGTCCGCGTTCATCCAAGTTTCAATGGCGAAGCGGATATCATCCCGAAGCAGGATTCCCTGAAGCGCGGCGGTGACAGTTTCCTGAATCCGCACTTTCAAGCTTTCCTTGGCAAAGTCCGCAGCCTTGGAAAGCATCATTTTGACCTTCTGCCAAACCTCAATATCTTGCTTGGCCAGCTCAAGCTGTTGCATCTTGTCGGCAAGCTGGTTTTGGAGCAGTTCGAGCTTCCCCGATTCCTGTTGATATGTAACTTTAAGCCGGTTCAATTCAGCTTCAATGATTGCGATTGTCATTCCAGCATCATCCTTTCAGGAGATTTTCCGCCTGTTCGACTCCGACTGCTATCTCCTGCTCAAGTCGTGCAATCTCGGCGTCAAGGGTTTCCGGCGTCACTCCGAGTTCAACCAGCTTCGCCACCTCTTCATCCCGTTGCTTGGTGTACATCTCCAAATTGGCTTCGGCGCGGGTCTTTTCGACTTTCCCTTGCTCAATTTGAGACTTCAGCTCGTTTAAACGATTGGTCATATTAGCATCCATGAGGGTTACCTCCATATTTTTGTAATTAGCTTACTTTCGAGCCCAAAACGGTACCGCAGAGTGGACAAACGCCAAGCGCGGATAATGTTTCTTGGCAAGTTCTTTCAAGGTCTGCTAATCGCTGCGCATGAGTCGAAACATGCTTTTTGCAGTTTTCCATAAGGTCATCTAGATCACTGATAGAGTCTTCAATGCCTTGCAATTGACGAAGCCGTTCAGCCTTGGCGTAAATATCGCTGACCGCTGCTTCAGCTTGGCTGATACCGACGAACTTGGTGATTGTTGCGTGACATTGCCGAATCGCCCTTTCGAGCGTATTTTTTCGGTCTTGGATAGTGATAGCTTGGATAGCCAAATTCAATCGCGATTCAACGTTTACAACCATTTGCACGGCAACGTCGATCGCTCCAAGGCGTTTCACTATTCCCTGTGCTTCAGCAATCCTCGATTGCAGCGCCAAAACAGTAACCCGGTGTTTTTGTAACTTCGCGACCTTCTCAACCGCCGCAACAATCGAAGTAATGACATTGGCGGCGGCGTCAATCGTCTTCCAGCGGTTCAGTGTAATATTGCAGCAGCAAATATTGATATCAATCCGATTCAGCCTTTGCAGCCCCGCCTTTAGGCTCTCCAAACGCTCCTGCTTGGCCTTGATATCCGTTACAACCGCATCAAGAGCCGCGATCTTCCCGGCCAATGCCGGTAGATAGGCATAGGTTGTAATGCTCTCGGTTAACTGCTCAATATCCGCTTCCAGGCTGTCCTTCTTTTGCGTCTGCCGATAGATATCCGTCCCGGCCTGTTTACCGGCATGGTCGAGGATTTCGGTCCCGGCCAGCTTCCCAAGTATCTTCGCCCGGTCTGGGGCGCTGGTGGAACTGCCCAGGAAGGGACCATCCAGCTGCTCGGCCATGTTGAGGTTATACTTGTTATCTCCGATAGTGACCGGACGGACGCCGGTAATCTCCTGGATTTCCACCGGCACAGACCGGCCAAAGCCTTCCAGAACTACCGGTTTCTCAGCGCCCGGCGCGATGATTCGGTATTGGTTCTTACTGGGCGCCATCTCCCGAATAATCGTATGGCCGCTTTCGTAGTTAAAAGTTACCCGGCAAAATGTGCAACCGGCGCGGATGAAGTCTGAACCTTGAGGGGTGTTATAGAGTAACCATCGCATCGCCCGGAATATGGCGGTTTTCCCGCTATCCGTTGGTCCGGTAATCACCGTTAATTGACTGGCTGGCGCTAGTGCGATTTGGGTTTTAACGTGACTTTGGAAGTTTTCAATTTCAAGGGTTTTGATAGCGTTCACTGGAGAAGTATCTCCTTTCAAGAGGGTTTCGGGAGCCTTGTCGGCTCCCGGTTCCTTGTAAGTTGACTTTATTTATTTAGGCTTAATACGGCTGTTCGGCGGCGGCTTGCAGGTTGTCTGCGACTCGGTTGAAGTCATCATCTTTGGAGACTGCGGCCACTTGTTTCATGGTGCTGTAATCGACCCGCATATCCGGCTTCAGGCTTTCAATCAGTTCCTTCATGATTGCCTTCTCATTGGGGTTCAAACTATCAGACCGGGTAAAGGTCACAGCAGAATACTTTGACTTTTTGCCTTCCACTTTTTCAAGCCCGATTTCGGTAACAACCGCATAAAGCGGTTTACCAATCTTCGTGGTCAGGAAGTTCCGGTAATCCCGGAAGTTTCCCAGCGATGTCCGGGGAAGGTCAACCAATACCGGCATAGCGTCGTTCTCCTTGGCGATCCAAACGGCGATCCGGTCGTGGCAGTCGCTGCCGTCGCCGCCGTTCCGGTCGCTACCGCGCTGTTTTTTAGGGCACGTGGCGCAAGGCTGGCCTTCGGGGATATTCTCTTCCGGGCATCCACAACCGGTGATCTTGTCCGCAGAGAAGCAGAAAACCGGGTCTTCGTTTTCATCACGGTCACTATAACTTTTCAGGTACCAGATAGAATAAGGTTGGAAGTGAAGAATAATGCCGCGAAACTTCGTCAAAGCGGCTTCGTTATTATTTTCGTCAATGACGGTAAAGGATAGCCCTCCGGCGGCCGGTACGGAAATTCGGTCGAAACGGCGCTTCTCTCCGTCAAGGGAGTTTGCTTGAATGGCTTCAAGTAGTTCTTCGTGGCTGGTGATGATAGGCAGGTTGATGGTCGGATTTTGCACGGCCAAAGCATTATTTTCAGTGACTTTTGTAATGTCATTCATTAGATAAGTCCTCCTAAAATTTAAATTATGGAAATGTCGGTCCTGACTCTTAGGTCTTATTGATGCTGCCTAACCTCCGGGGATTGGCCTGATTCAAGAAGCTTCGTATTCTGTAATCCGTTTGTATCTTGCATCTGGGAGCACAGCTTTTTTCAGCCCCGCCGACATTATGCGACTTACTACCCTGTTTATAGCTCGGTCGTCCCTGCTAAAGGCCCAGGCTTCCCGTCATCGAAACTGCAAGAACCCAGTTTCACGCCGTCGATGTCCAGCAAACGCCGTACTGCATTGATGCCGTTCATCTTGTCAATCGCGAACATCACAGGATTCGGATTTTTAAACAATTCTAGCGGGCCGGTCCTACCCCGGTTCATGGGCGCTCACCCCAAACGTTTTAAGAGGAGTTACTAACTACGAAGCATCGCGTTTTCAATCCTCTGCGTGTCATCTCGCCACGCCGCCGCCAGAAATTTCAATACGGTTGATGTTTATGGACGCTTTCCTTCGCTTCTTCTCCGGCCCAGAACCGGAGTTCTGCCGCTACCACTTCGGCACGATATCGGCAGGACCGGTATTTGTTTTCCAGCATGTCCAGTTCGTCTTGAGCTTGATTCAAGGCGGTTTCAGCCTCCCTGGAACGCTTGGCGGCTGCGATATAATCCTGGTCAGCACGGCAGCGTTTTACTAGCTCGGCCTGCCGGGCCTTTTCATTTGAATATTTGGCCTTGCTGGTTCCCGGGTCGGTTTCGTCCGTGATATCCGCCAGTAGTTCCAATTCCCGGTTGGCCCGGTCGGCGTCAATGTCGTTAAATGCTTGCTTCAGATCGCGGACCTGGGCTTTCTGAGCTTTGATTTTATCCGGGTATTGATCCAATTCAAGCTTGACGGCGAAGGGGTTAATTTGGCTATAAAGTTGCTCTTTGTCGGTCATCAGTATTTGGCACCTCATTCCTTTTCTTGTTCTTGGTTAACCGTTTTTCTTCCAGAGTCCGCGCCTTTGCAAGCTCATCATTCCGCCTACACTCCAGGCAATATCCGGTAGCGCACCACGCGCCGCAACGACATCGCTTAAAGGGTTTCATATTGGCTCCTTATTGAAGTAGAATAAAAGCATTAACGGCGATTCCGAGCGCCAATGCGAGTGCCAACATTTCTAAAAAGTCTCGCGGTTTAAGCGGATAAAATATCTGTCTAAGTTTTAGTTTCATGTACAACCTCCACTTGGGCTTTCGTGACGTCAAAATATGTGATACAATTTAGGTGCTAAACTTTTTCTACTGCCGCTTGGCCCATCCGGGTAGCGGTCTTTTTTTATTCATACCGTTTCCGTTTTCGTCCGGCTCTCATGCTGCCGATGTTCTTCCATCGGCCATCAAGATATTGATAACAAACTTTTCGCCCGCCCAATCGTTCGAATCGGATAGCCAGTTGAACTACCACGGGGCCCGCCATGGGGATCTCCTCCTTTCTCTACAAAATCTCGCGCACCGCCCGGGCCGATTAGGTTCCAACTTGTTCCGCTTGCGCCAATCCGCGATGGCGGACCGACTGCGCCCAGTGCGGTTTGCGATTTGGTAATCGGTGAAGCCTTGGTCATATAGGGACCGGTAAATTTCGGATTGGGTCATGGGTTGATCTCGCTTTCAAACTAAAAATGGTGGTTATCAGGTAGCGCATGGCGGGGCCTCCTTACCTGGTATTTGAACTTGTCCGCCCACCCGAATCCAATCGATTACGTCCTGTTTGCATATACGCCATTCCCGGTTAATCTTTTTGGCCGGGATTTGCCCGGTTGTAATCAGATGCAGTACGCTGTCATACGACACACGCATGAAATGACGACATTCCGTTATATTGAGAATTTCAGGGTATACGCGTTCTTCGGGCTTCTTTTTGCGCGGCATTGGGTTGTTCAACTCCTTTAGGATGCTTGCTGTCCAAAAATTTCATCTTCAGGAATTTCGTATACTTTAGCAATGGTTTTCCGATACAATTTCATGGGCTTAAACTTCCCGTTTTCCCAGTCAGTATAGTTCCTACGATGACAACCGATTGCGTTTGCCGCCTGTTCACTTGTCCAACCACGAAGATCCCTAAGAATTTTTAATCTTACATTCCAAGGAGCTTTTTTAATAAGAGTCTCAAACACTTGAATCACCTCCGGTAAGCAAATAATATCACTAAAAAGTATCACCTACAACAATAATATATCACTTTAGTGATTTATTCAAGCTGAATATCACTATTAAGAATTAATATCCTAAGGATATCAAAAATTATCTAGATAAATATCACCTTTGGTGATATAATTCTTATAGCGATTCTTTTGATAGAGGTGTAAAAGATGGATATAGATTCCAATTTGCTTGGAGCAATCATTAAAGAACAAAGGAAAGAGTTGAACATGACACAGAGGGAGTTAGCTGGCAAGATAGGAACTTCCCAAGGTTACATCGCAGATTTAGAAAACGGTAAAAAGAAAAACCCAACTTCAGGGACTTTAATTAAATTGGCAGATGCTCTTAAAATTAGTAAGGAAGAATTGATTTTAGCTATTGTTCCCGAGGATAAAAGGAAGCAAATTATTGAAGAACAAAACGCAGAATATGAGTCCGTAACTGAGGAATTGACAGAAATAATATTGTCGTTTGATAAAGAAGAATCTTATGAAGTAAAAAGGTTTCTTTCTGAGACGCGCCCCGGAGAACTTACTAAAGAGTTAAATTTAATCTTCCGTTTTCGCAAACTCTCGCCCATCAGTCAGCAAACCGTCATAACATTGGTTGAGAATTTAGAAAAAATTGACCAAGCCCAATCAGAGCAAGCGGCGGAAAGCGAGGTCGGTTAATGTGGCCAAGGCGGCTAAAGTTAAAAAGAAAAAACGAACCAGCATCGCAAGGAAAATTCGAACGAAAGAAATTGTGGGGATTTTATTTCAAAGAACCCCCACCAGCAAATTTTACTTCATCCACTACACCGGGCGATTTGATGAAAACGGAAAGCGAATTCGCCCCTGGATCGATCTACGAACTACGAATGAGGCGGAAGCCATCGAGCAAGTAAAGAACATTCGGGCAGAATTGGCTCAAAAAGGCCGTTATGATCCGCCTTCTGCGGATACGTTTGGGGAATGGCTTGACTTTTGGTTGGAGGAAGATAAAAAACTTCGGTCTAAAAAAGGAGAGCCGTTAAAAGGAACAACTTACGATGATTATGAAAGTACTATTAGGGTCCACATCAAGCCAAAATTAGGTCATTATGAACTTCGCGATCTTACTCCGGAAATTCTTCAGCGCTATTATAATGCCAAGCAAAAAGAGAATAAGCTGGGTTGGAAGAAAGATGAAAAAGGCAACCGGTTACCAAGCGATAAGCCGTTATCCGCTCGGGTTATTCAAAAAATCCAGATGATTATAAGAGCTTCCCTGGATAAAGCCGTTGCCATGCACAAGTTGCCGGAAAATCCGGATCGGTTTATTGATAGGGTTGTCTACCGAAGACCCAAAGTAAAATTCCTAGTAACTGAACAAGTGGCCGATTTTTTAGAGAAAATCCAAGAAGATCATTGGTATCCGGTGTATGTTACGGGATTCGGAACTGGAGCGCGGCTTAGTGAGATTACGGCATTGCGTTGGGATGATATCGATTTTGAGCGTGGTCAAATACGATTTGACGAAGCGGTTACCACGGTGAAAACGCATAAGGAAGAAGGGCCAAAACAAAGGTTGAATTACGGCACAACTAAAAGCCTAGCCAGCGAAAGAATTATCCCGGTACCGGATGACGTGATTGAAGTATTGAAAAAATGGAAAACCCAGCAAAAGGAATGGTATTTACAACGGGGGAAAAACAAGATTGAGTCCAATGATCTGATATTTCTTTGGGAAGATGGGCATATAGCAAGGCCGGAATATTTAGCTCACCACTTCAGTAAATTGGCGAAAAAGCACGGGTATGATGGGATTACCTTCCACAAGCAACGCCATAGCTTCGCCACAATGCTTTTAGAAAATGGCGAGGAAATCAAGACCATCCAGGAGTTTTTAGGCCACAGTTCGAGCGAAATTACAGCAGATATTTATACTCATGTCGCGGAAACCTTGAAGCAAAGAGCTAAGAATAAACTAAGTGGTTTCACGAAGAAAAAAACAGGACAAATTCAACAGTGA